TATTGAGGCATTTCTATCAGCTTTAGTCATAAGCCCAATCGCTGGTATTGAAGCTAACGCACTACAAATTGCAGCTATTGCAGGTGGTGGAGCAGCTTTATCAGTAATCAAAACATTCGCTAAGAAAAAAATTAGTTAATAATAGATTTTGTCACTCCTTTGTAGTAAACTGTCAATGACAGGGCAAAGGAGGACAGATGTCCAATAAAAATATACCTGAAGAATGGGGTAATAACTTCTACAAATCAGGTTGGCAACCAGGTCTGGAAGTCAATGAACAGACAGGCATGGGAGAAATCACACATGTTGGAACAGACCCTAACTATAGGAAAAAGTTTGACCAAATACTAGAAGGTTGGGGTTTTGACCCTAAAATCTACGAAATAGAAGGCTCTGTACGAGCTAGTTCATGGAACGCACAGTTAAAAGGTGGACAAACTACTACTTTTTATGCGTTTAAAGGCATTGTAAAAAAGAAAAGACCTGGACATGATAAGTATTTCCAACAATTATTCAAACAAGCAAGTAAAAAACCAACATTAAAACCTAAAACTTATGGTGGTGATACTGCTTTCTTATTTTTTATGGCTGATTGGCAGTTAGGTAAGAAAGATTATGGCGTTGAGAATACCCTTAAACGCTACGAGGTTGCCCTACAAGACGCAGTAAATAGAATTAAGGAACTGCGTAAGGTAGGTGTCCAAATAGATGAAATATATATGATAGGACTAGGTGACCTTACTGAAAACTGTTATGGATTTTATGACAGTCAACCATTTAACATTGAATTGACAATGATAGAGCAATATGCGTTAGCTAGGTCATTAATTATGAAAACAGTAGATACTTTTCTACCACACGCAGACAAACTTGTACTAGCAGGAGCACCAGGTAATCATGGTGAGGCTTCTAGGTCACAAAAAGGTCAGGTTGTTACTAATAGATTAGATAACACAGATACAATGCACTTACAGATATGTGGTGAGATTATGAAAGCTAATCCTGAACGCTATAAAAAGGTTACAGTAGAAGTTCCTGAAGGTTTCCATCAAGTTATGGACATCAAAGGTATAACTTGTGGTTGGACACATGGACACATGACTTCAGGTGGAGGCAGCAATCCTGAAACTAAGATAGAAAATTGGTGGAAAGGTCAGATGTATGGCTTTCTTCCTGCAGGTGAGTGTCAAATCTTAATCACAGGTCACTATCATCACTTTCGTAGTAAGCAACAGGGTGACAGAACTTGGTTTCAATCACCTAGCTTAGATAAGTCCATAGACTTTACTGCTAGAAGTGGTATGTGGTCGCACCCTGGTGTACTTACATTTACTGTCAATGAAAAAGGTTGGGATAACTTAAAGATATTATAAAGGTAATATCTTGTATCTTTTTTCTTGACCTTTGAAGTCTTTTTCGTGGTAAGTGTGATGTTCTTTAACACTATCCCACATCTTTAATACTTCATCAAATGAATACCACTTGACCTCTTTTGTTTTTATATTGACATAAGTTATACCAACTTCAACTTCAGGATAATCTTTTGCTCTCTCGTATAACTCTCGTAGCTTTACCATATCAGAGAACTTTATCTTCTTTGTACCTTTTACTTCTGTCAAGTACAACTTATCTCTCTTGTTAAAGATGTAATCAGGAACAATTATAATGTCTGTGTAATACCAAAAGAAATCAATACTATGTTCCCATGGGCTAGTTGCTGTTTTTAACCAGTCCTTTTGTTTCACTAGCCCTAATCCTGTAAGGTGTTGTTCAAAAATATCCTCTGCTTTTTTACCAACACCACCTTCTACCCTGTCTTTGTACTCCATATCGCTGAAGTCCATTACTCTTCCTCTTGTTTTGTATTAGTAAGTAACTGTATGTTAGGAAGTATTGCTATCAACTGTTGTTGACCAGTTGGTAAAAGAATACTTCTTCCCATAAATAAATTCATTCCTTTTTCATTTTTTCTGTTCAACAGTTCTGCAATCAACATACCTTCTGTTGCTTTGCTTAACATTACATCTATCATATTTATCCTTTCATTAATGCTTTTTGTAAAGTAGTTTTGTTTTTCTTTACTCTGTCTAATATTTTATTTACAGATTTTATATCCATATCCATAACAACACAAGACAATCCTCTATATGCGTTCATCTTTTGCCACATTTTTTTAGCTCTATTGTTTGCAAAAACTACTTCTTGCTCTAAAGATTTAAACATCTCTGTTTGGTCTTGTAGTTGTCTATTTTTCAGAATAAGTAATTGAATTAACTCATCATTTGGTAAAGTATTTAATGCTTCTTCTAAACCATTTCTTTTTTCTTTACCACTTCTTAGTTTATCAATTCTTTCAATAGCTTCTTTATAGTATGTTCGTAAAGTATGTCCATATTGTCTATATCTTTTCTCTTTACGATGCAAATAAAGATATTCATAATGATATTGACCTATAAAATTAATTATTCTATCTGCTATAGGTATGTTTTTATCATAAAATGTATCTTTATCTTCTTCTACTCTATAATGATATCGATATCCACGCCAGTATCTTTTATAATCTGCACCTTCAATAAGAAATTTTATCCTTTTTTCTTTAGATAATCTCTTATCAAAGTTTTCAATATCATAAGTGTAAGAATAATTATTCCATTTACTCTTAGAATATTCTTCCAACACCTGTTCAAGTGATTTCATCTTTTTGTTCCTCGCTTTCTAAAAACAACCCATATCTCGTAATCAAAATGGTAGCTTACTTGTGTCATTTCCTTGCTCAACTTCTTTAAGTAAGGCGTGACATACTCTCCATTCCCATTCGTATGGGTTGCTTTCATTAGTTAACTTATACCTTTGTCCACAGTAAAGATTTCCCTTACTGTCTGTGTACCTGACTTTATCTTTGCTTTTACATAAGACTGGTGCTTTGCACTCCCTGTCAGGTACAGGAGGTACATCAAAATTGTAGTTGGGATACCTCTTCTGTAATTTTTCTTTAAGTTTCTTAACATTAAAGATTTCCCCTGCACTTTCTAAATCCATTCTGTTGGTAGGTCTTCGTTACCTATCCACCAACCTTTACCACAACCATCATTCTCACCATAGTTGCTACATGCAAAGTCAGGTATCTTAGAAAACTTAGGGTCTGATTTCTTCTCTCTGTTGTCCTCAACATTACCAGTTTGTTTACAACTTGGGCAAGTCTTAACAGTATCGTTATCAAATACAACATCAATGATGTCCTCATCTTCTAAGAATACTTCTACTCTGTTTAAGAACTTGTCCATATCTTTGCTAGTCCAGTTATCAACATCTTCGTTAACCTCTGTATTGTCAACCATATCTTTATAGACTTTGGTCTTAACTTCTTTCATCTTCTTCTCATTAGGTATCATCTCTTTTAAGATGTCATTAAGTTGGTCACCAACAGATTTTTTATTTGCACCAATATCCTCTGCAAATTTCTCTGCACTATCGTTGGTAATCTGTGCAACTTCTTTTTTGCTAGGAGTTTTAGGTGTATCTTCTTTTACTACCTTACTCATCTCCTCTGCACTTGGTCTTGGTTTATTACTACCTTGATACTTCCAATTTGCTAACGCTCTACCAATAGCAGATGTTTCGCAGTTCTCTACCCACGCATCTGTATTAGCAAAACCACCTTGACCTTTTGTTTCTTGTGCTATGCCTGTAGATATTGGATTAGTGTCGCTTTCATCTTTATATATAAAAGCTCTGATTGTTACACAACTACCATCATCAGTTTCGTGTACAACTTCTGTGAAAATACGACCATTTGGATTGTCTTTCCAGAATACTTTTAATCTATCCTCTACTGTTTCATAATTTTCTAAGTTAAATTTAGCCATTACTCCTCCTCTGCTTTGGTTATTGCGTACACTCGTTGGCGTGTAATTTTAAGCAATTCCCCTATTTTTATCATTGACATTCCATTTTGGTATGCCTCTATGACAAATTTCTGTCTTAGTTCTAGTAGATTATCTAAGCTCTGTTGCTTATAATCTATCTGTTGTTGTATGTTTTCTAATTTAGTTTCCATATCACTCACGCTCTGCCTCCTCATCAAAGTATTCGTAAATGTCCTGTTGTAATTCATCTATTCTATCAACAAATGAATTGTCTAGCTTAATGTATTTAAAAGGGAAGTTGTCGTACAACCACCACAACACTAAGCCTATTGTCAATAATGTAGCTATGCTTATAATTGTCACTGCAAATATAAGCACATAGATATAATATTCCATATTCAGTTCCTCCTATTTTGTTTTAACTATTTACTGCAATCAATCTAACTACGAAAGCATCTTTGTGGTCGTTGTCTTTCAACTCTCTAACCTTAACTTGTGCCTCGTGTAGAGTATCAAAGTCAAACTCCATACTCCCACCATAGATTGATGTACTTAGTACCTTATACATAGTCTCCTTATGTACATATCTACTGTCAGTTTAACACATATTGTCATGTTAAGTGGTGTTAAATTAATTACTTCCATCCTCTGCTACCTCGTAGCAATAATCACATAAAGGTCTATCGCCTGTACCAATGTATGGCTCATCATCTTGCACAACTACATGAGTAGTCATCATACATCTAAATATATAAAGCATTATTCTTCCCTTACTTCTGCTATTGAAAACACTTGCATATTTAATGACTTGTGTATGTGATTTAACATATCTTGTGTATGTTCAATAGCTTTATCTTCTGTGTCTGTTGTAACATACTTTGTGCCTACAACATTAACTCTATACTTTTTCATTACTTCCCTTTCTTATCCTAAATATCTAGCTTTTTCTTCTTCATCTAAGCTATCTATATATTCTTGTTCGCATACATCACAACAATAACCATCTAAAATTATTTCGTTTTCTTCATCAAGTATTTCAGCTGGATAGCGATTAACAAACCTACCACTTCCAAAACTTGTATCTTGCCTACAATGTACGCATTCATTACCAATATCTAATACTTCCATTATTCCTCCTTTGTTTATTGTAAATGCTTCATATTATCTTCTAAATATTTAAAAGTCATATAAGCATCTCCTTGTCTATCATAAAATATTGGGTAATCCTCTTTACACACTTCTTTTGTTATATC